AACTGGTTGGCAAAATCATATCATTAATTATAATAAAACTGATTATAATAATGGTTCAATGTTCACTAGAGATGGTAATAAAATTAAAATTGGTTCCGGTGTTAATTATGTATTAGCAATAGGAATATGTGTATCTGCTATTTCAACTAGTAATGCTGAAGATGACTGTGGTTTTATTAAAAATGGTTCTACTAGATATGGGCATACTTATAATGCTTCAAATGGAACATTAAGAACAATGACTATTGCTCAAATAATACCAGTTTCTAATGGAGATTATATTCAACATTATAATAATACAGGATATAGTGGCAGTGCTACTTATTATGAAACTAGTAGATTTATATTGGTGGCATTATGTTAAAACTCCAAGAAGAACTTATTTATATTGAACGAAAGATGGCTGTTGCTTGGTACTGTAATCATAAGTTTAAATACTGGTGGTACAAAAGAAAAGCCAAAAAGTTAAAAGTTAAAATACAAAAGGAGGGGTTAGATGGATAGTTTACTAAACTTAATTGCTACTATTATAGTTGCTATCATAGGGTTAATTGGTATTATCATTCAAACTAAATCTAAAGAAAAGCAAGATAGTATATCTAGTAAAATAGATGCTTTAAGAGTGGATAGTGCTAATAGTGATAAGAAGATAATAGAGAAGATAGACTTAAGTAGAATGCAATTTTTAAAGTTATGGTTAACTACTGAACTTACAAAAGTTAGAGATGGACTATATAAACCTACCGAAGAACAAAAGAGATTATTATTCGAGGCAAAGAAAGAATATAATAGTCTTGGTGGAGATAGTTATGTAGATGATATGTTTGATGAATGTAAGGAAAAAGGATTACTCTAAAGGGTAAATGAACGATGTAAAAATCGTTCTTTTATTTTGTCTAAAATTAGTTAAACTTATTTTTTGATAAAAAACAACAAAAATAAAAAATATTCATTTACCTTATTAATTTTGTAAGCCCTTATTATTCAACGGTTTGCAAGAGTTAAAGGGTAAATAGTAAATGAAAAAAATCAAGTCAAAAAACATTATTTTTAAATTGAAGTTTTTTTCAACATTTATTCTTCATTTACCATTTACTCATTTACCTTATATAGTAGTATTAAAATTAGATAGTTAGTTTTAAAAAAATCAAAAACAAAAAATAATTTTATAATAAGTGTTGACAAAAAACAACAAATATGATATAATATATATAGATAGGAAATCAGTAGTACAACCTATCAAGGAGGAATTAAATATGTACGAATATAATAATGAAACAAAAAGAATTAAAGTTGGAGATAAGGAATATGAGTTATTTAATGACTTAAAGTTCTATGGAGAATATAATACTCCACAAATACCTTATCTACGAAGACCTACTAAAGTCGATATTTACAAATGGTTTAGAAAGAACTACCCAATGGAATATATCGAACTTAGTGAGCAAGGTTGGTTCACTCCTTACAAAAGTGAAGTTGAAGATACACCAAATGTTATAATACCTGATGTAGTTAAAAATGTTATGAACGGAGTTAAGCAAGAAGTTAAAACTGAAGACATTGATAAGTCTAACGAAATATTCCAAGATGCAATAAATAAGTTGGCTGATAAAATTGGAGATATGGGAAATAAGATAGAGGCTATGAACACTAATACTAAATTAGAAGATGCTCTAATACAAGGTATTGTATCTAAAGGAAAAGATTTAGCAACTGAAGAGTTAGAGAAAGAACTTAAAGAAAAATTAGATAAGTTCGTTAAAGAAACTTATGGTGCATTACCACAAAAACTTACAATAGTTCATAAAGATATTGAATATGATAAAACTGGTATATTCCATAAAATGTTTGAGAAAGTTCTTAAATTAGTTGATATGAACTTACCAGTAATGTTAACTGGTGGGGCTGGAAGTGGTAAGAACTTTATGCTTGAACAAGTTGCTGATGCTCTAGGTATGGATTTCTATTACACTTCTACTATAACTCAAGAGTATAAGTTAACTGGATTTATTGATGGTGGTGGTAAATATCATGAAACCGAATTCTATAAGGCATTTACTCAAGGTGGAGTATTTATGCTAGATGAAATTGATGCAAGTATTCCGGAATGTTTAGTTATTTTAAATGGTGCTATTGCCAATGGTTATTTCGATTTCCCTACCGGAAGAGAGTTTGCTAATGAAAACTTTAGAGTTGTATGTGCTGGAAACACTGTTGGTTTGGGTGCTGACCTAGTATATACTGGAAGAAATGTTTTAGATGGTGCTACACTAGATAGATTTGTTTTAGTAGAAATTGATTATGATAGTAGAATTGAAGAAAACTTATGTCAAGATGAAAACTTAAGAAACTTCTTATATGATATAAGACATTCAGTTAAAGTTAATCATATTAACCATATAGTTGGTATGAGATGTTTTAAATATGCTTATCAATTATTGATGAATGATTTTGATAAAGAGTTCATAGTTAAATCAGTTATCTTAAAAGGTTTGCAACAAGATGATATAAATGTATTGAAATCAAGTTTAAATAAAGAAAGTGAGTGGTATCAATATGTTAAATAGTAATAACTTAATATTCAACTCAATAGCCGAGTTGGTAGAGAAGTTAGACAACTCTACTGACTTGGGTAGAGATGATAGTAGTGATGATAGAAGAAGTAGTAGTTGGTGTGATACTGATAGTTATGAAGAGGCAAGAATGTATCTTACTCAAGGAAGATTATATGATGACCTAGGTGCTGACATTGAAAGATATAGAACTAAAGGAACTGCAACTAAAAGAACTCCGGAGATGTCAGTCCAAGGGCACACTGTGGTTGTTCCATTATACTTACAAGGAATACCTAATAATATGATTACAAATAAAAGAAAGTTGAATAACAAGATAATAACTATTATATATAGTCCACAAGCCCCACATTATGTAGATAATGATGATTTAATTAAAGGTGCTACCAAATTATTTAAGAATATAGTTAGTTTAGAGAGTGAGGGTTATCGTGTTAACTTATATGTAGTTGAAGTTAACGATAGTAGATTTGGTTATGCTCTAAAACTAAAAACTGATAGAGAAACATTAAATATTAAAAAGATGTGTTTTCCACTAGTATCAAGTTCGTTCTTAAGAAGAATTGGATTTAGAATTAAAGAAAGACTTTATAAAGACTGGATAGGTGGAGGTTATGGTTGTGGTGTGTTTGACTACAATGACTATGATAATTTCATAAAGAAAAATCTTAAAATAAGAAATTATGAGATTTGGAATTATAAAGGAAAACAAAGTAAATAGAAATTGTTAAGGGGGTATTGACAATTAGCAATTTTAATGATAATATCATAGTATAACAATGAAAAGGAGATGAAGTTAGATGAATGAAAGAAATATCATTGAAGAGTTAATGATAGAGAAACACCTAACACTACATCAAATTGCAAAGTTAATTGACTACGATGTTGCTGTTGTTAGTAGGGTTAAAAATAGAATACAAAAAATGAGCCATCGTATGGCATTTAAAATTAGTCAAGTATTTGGCTACGATTTGAATGAAGTTATGATGATAGAAAATGTAGAATAGAGGTGTTTATATGAAATCAGTTACGAAAATACTTGGAAGAGTTTTCCCAATGGATAGTAATATTCCAAAGAATGTTTTGGAGAATGCTAGAAATAGAGGAAGTGCTGTTCACGAGTGGATAGAGGCATACAATAAATATTTAGTTGAGGGTGGAGAAGAGCCAGTAATCAACTTTGAATATCTTATCTATGCTGATAGTTATAAGAGATGGATAAAAGAGTATGAAGTTAAACCAATACATACTGAACTTAAGTTAAGTGATGATGGAGTTGTTGGAATTATTGATATGATTTGCGAAACGAAAGACGACAAAGAAATTGTTGTTGACTTTAAAATAACTTATGACTACAACTTACCTTATGTTGAATTACAAACAAGTGCATACAAGCATTTAGGGGTTGCTAATAAAATAGTAAGTCCAAATGTACCTCAAGCATTATTACACATCTCTAAAACTGGTTTTAACTATATTAAACTTAATGATGAATATGAAAAGTTTAAGTTAATCAAAGAGTTAGATGATTATATTGATAGGAGGTCAAAAGATAAAAAATAGTTTGATGTCCTATTTTTTATTTGAAAGGAGGGAAGTTATGATTACATTATTGTTGATATTTATATGTATATTATCTACACTTGGATTTATTGTATGTAGTGGAATATACATAACTTGTCTTGGAATATCAAGAATATTGGAGGAGGTAATTATTCGTGAAAAACGAAAGTCAGTTAACAAGTCAAATAAAGAACTATCTAAAGACTAAAGGTGCTTATTGTGAAAAAATATTTGGTGGTGGGTTTCAAGCCAGTGGAATACCTGACATATTATGTTGCTATCGTGGTATCTTCATAGCCATTGAAGTTAAAAGTCCTACTGGTAAAGGAAGAGCAAGTGATGTCCAAAAGTTAAAAGTGAAAGCAATAAGAGATAGTGGAGGTATAGCACTAATTACTGATAACTTGGAAGAAGTTGAAAGACTATTTAATTGGATAGACAATAGTGAGTATGGTTATGATATAATGTGTTATATGTATAACGATAAATATTTTTAAAAGTTTTTAAAAAGTGTTGACATTAAACAATAGAAATGGTATAATTAAATTAGATAAGTAAAGTAGTAATCAGTCAAGGTCGCTAATAACTTATTTGGAAAGGAGGAACATTATGAAATACAAGATATGGGTATATGGAACTCCATTTAGTGGTAAGTCATATTTTGCTGATAGTTTTCCAAATGCTTATGTAATAAATACTGATGGGAACTTACAATTCTATAAAAACTCAACTGGTATAGTTGTATCTACTTATCAAGAGTTTATTAAAGCACTAGAAGATTTTGATGCTAGTAAATATGATACATTGATACTAGATGTGTTAGACCATATATACGATATGTGTAGGGAAGAGTTCTTAAGAGCCAATGGTATTGAACACGAAAGTGATTATACTTCTAATGGTGCTAGTACCTATGGTAAAGGGTGGACTTTATTAAGAGAACAATTTTGGTATATGATTTCAAAAATAAGAAACATTGATGCTAACATAGTTTTAATAAGCCACGATGCTGAAAAAGAAGAAAAAGGTAAACTTGGAACTACAAGAACTATTTATAGTCCGGCTACTATTCCACCAGTTATAGTAAATAAGATGTGTGGTATAATGCACTTTGTAGGACACTGCTATAAAGATGGAGATGACTATAAGGTTTCATTTGGTGGTAATGACAATGAAAAGAGTGGTCAAAGATTACCAATTAAAGAAAAAATAATAAATAATACTTATGATGATTTTATGAAAAATCTTGAAAATTAGGAGGAATTAAAATGGAAAAAGATTTTGAAAAATTACTTAAAGATTTAAACAAGGTTGTTGATGGTATGGGGGACTTAATGAAAGAGTTTGAAAAAGATGTTAAAAAGGCAACTGGTAAAACTCTTGATGAAATAATGGCTATGCCAGTAAATACACCGGAAGAAAGAAGAGCATTTGTTGATGAGTTAATGAAAGTTAGAAAAATGATGACTGGAGAAAAGAAATGCAATTTTGAAGGACAATATATTAAAATAACTGGTGGAGAAAGTTGCACATCATTTGAGGCTAGTGGAAATGGTGTTGACTTACTTCATATGTTAGCACAAGGAGTTGCAACTGTTCTATCAAGACAAAATCTTGATGAAAAAGATACTGATGAGTTTTTAAAATTATTCGGTGATGAAATTAAAGAAATGATTAAGAAAATGGAAATTATTTAGGAGGAAATAAAATGAATAAGAATGATTTAAAAGAATTAAATAATTTATTTAACCAAGTTAAAGATAAGGACGAGAGTGAGTTTTCTAATTACACTCAAATACCTGATGGAAATTACAAGGCTGTAATTGATGACCTTGAGATTACTGAAAGCAAAAGTGGAAAGCCAATGTTTGTGTTAAGTTTTAAAATTACTGAAGGAGAGTTTAAAGACCAAATACATAAACAATTTATTATGTTATGTGCTAATGACGAAACTCAACTTGCTAGAAACTTAAATAGATATGCTACAACTGTTAAGAAGTTAGGAATTGACACTGATAAAGGAATTGAAGATACATTTAATCAATTAGGAAAAGGATTAAATAAAGAAGTTATCGTTAAAGTAGAAACTAGTGTTGCTAAAAACGGAAACTCATATACTAATACTTCATTTGATTTAGTTTAGTGTGAATTAAAGAGATGGGGTTTTAAGTATCTCCATCTCTTTTATCTTACTTTAAAGTAGTTGGAAAGGAGTTAGTATATGATAGGATTTGACTTTGAAGTATTTAGATATGACTGGTTAGTTGTTTTTAAAGACTTAATCAGTAATCAATATACAATAATAAAAAATGACAAAGAAGAATTAAAAAGATATTTAGATAAGAATAGTAATAGTTTATTTATAGGTTATAACAATGCTAACTATGACAATTATATTTTAAAGTCTATCTTATTAGATAAAGACCCTTATTATGTTTCAAGTATTATTATTGATAAAGATAAAAGTGGTAGAATATATAGACTTGCTAATTGGAACGATATTAACTTTTATTCTTATGATGTTAGTTTTGGTCTAGGGTTTACTTCATTAAAAGAGAACGAGGCTTATTTAGGAATATCTATTGATGAGTGTCCTATTGACTTTAATCTTGATAGACCATTAACTGATAAAGAGTTTGAACAAGTTATTGAATATTGTAAACGAGATGTAGATGCAACTTGTTTATTATTCGAGAAAACAAGAAGTGATTTTGAAACTAAACTTTATTTATGTAATGAGTTTGGTTTAGATAAGAGTTATCTTAATAAAGGAAATCAAAGTATCATTGAACGAGTACTTGGTGCTGATAGAAAATATAATTGCACCGATGCTAATGACCCTTTTGATTTCAGTCAGTTAAATCTAAAAATAAGCAAGTATCAAAAAGTAATTGATTATTTTAATCAACCAGTTGATATGCAAAAAGGTTTGGAAATAGATATTTGTGGAGTTCCACATACATTTGGTATTGGAGGTATTCACGGTGCTATTCCAAGATTTAGTTATACTGGTAAGTTAATGAATATAGATGTTGCTAGTTATTATCCATCTATGATGATAGTATATGACTGGTTTGCAAGGTCAGTTCCAAAAGAAAAGAAACAATTATATTCTAAAATGAAAGCCGATAGAATAGTATTAAAGAAAACTAATAAGAAGTTAAGTGATGCTTATAAACTTGTATTGAATACAACTTATGGTTGTTATAAATATGAGTATTGTAATTTGTTTGACCCTCGTATGGCTAATAATATTTGTATAGGTGGTCAAGTTATGCTAGTTGACTTAATGGAAAATCTTGAACCTTATTGTAAATTAGTTCAGTCTAATACTGATGGTATTATAATAATTCCAACTGATGAAGATAAGGTAGTTGAGATAGTTAAAGACTGGGAACATAGAACTGGTATGGTTATGGAAATCTCGTATGGAGTTAAGATAGTCCAAAAAGATGTTAATAACTATGTATTCAAAAAAGAAGATGGAAGTGTTAAATGTGTTGGAGGATATGTTGCTCAATACAAGCCACGAGGTTTAAGAAGAACATTATCTATCATTGATAAAGCCCTTACTGAACACTTAATAAACGATGTGAGCATTGAAGATTATATTCATAACAACAATGACCCACTAGATTATCAAATCGTGTCTAAAGTTGGAAGAACATATGATAAAGTGTTTTTTGAAAGTGATGGAGTATCAGTTCCAACTAACTTTGTTAATCGAGCATTTGCTGGGTTTAAACAAGGAACATTATATAAACAAAAAGAGGGAAAGAATAAAGAAAGAGTTGCTAACCACCCTAACAATACTTTTATATGGGATAAAGATGTTAGTGAGTTAGACATCTCGTTAATTGATAAACAATGGTATATTGATATGACTTACAAAAGACTTAATGACTATATGGGAGGTAAATAATGAAACTAAAAGATATGCAATTCATTAAATTGAATAGAGATAAAACACCAAAAGAAAAGTTAGATAAATCATATAGTTATAGTACGGTACAATACTATGCTGATTTGGGGGTATTGGTTCAAGAGCCATTTGTTGTATTCGATGTTGATGATAAAGATGAGTTTCTTAAATTAAAGGAAATTATCTTGGATAAAAAAGTTAAATGCAACATAATGAAATCTACAAGAGGTGGTCATTTTTGGTTTAGGAGTTCCAAGCCACTTACAAATAATGTTCATATAAAAACTCCAATAGGTATAACTGTTGATGTAAGAAGTTACGGAAAATTATGCTATACAAAAGTTAAACAAGAACAAGAATGGAGAGAGTGGTTAACTGATTTTGATTTTAATGATTTAGATGAAGTACCATTTTGGTTGCAACCTATTAACCATAGTTTTGAGTTAGTTGGGTTAAAGCAAGGAGATGGAAGAAACGATAAATTATATTCGTACATCATTACTTTAGTTAACTATATGACAAAGGAGAAAGTTAGAGAAACATTTTATATTATAAATGATTATATTCTTGGAGATAAGTTAGATTATAAAGAATTAGAAACTATTTTAAGAGATGAGGCATTTGATAATGTAAGACCTAACTTCTTTGATAAATCCAAGTTCTTATTTGATAAGTATGCAAAATGGTTATGTAATAATTATTCAATAATGAGAAGAGATAAGTTGTTATATGTTTATGACAATAATCATTATTCAAGTGATAGTACTATTATTGAAAGACTTGCATTAAAACACATACCTAACTTAAATCGTAATCAACGAAACGAGGTATTGGACTATTTAAGACTTATTGCTCCGGAGATACCTGATGTTAGTTATTATTATATTATATGTAAGAATTGTATAGTTGATATAAGAGATAGAAAGCAATATGATTACTCAAAAGATTTCTTCATACCGACTTTAATCAATGCTACTTACAACCCTAAACTTAAAAAGAATGAGTTAGTTGATAAGTTTATGAGTAGAGTATGTTGTGGAGATAAAGAGATAGAAGATTTGATTTATGAGATGATAGGCTATTGTTTAATACCTACAAGCAAGTTTCAAAAATCATTTATCTTATTTGGAGATGGGTCTAATGGAAAATCAACTTTGCTAGATGCAATAATTGATTTACTTGGAGATTATAATGTATCTTCATTGAGTTTAAAAGAAATAAATCATACTTTTAAGTTGGCTGAAATAACTGATAAGTTGGCTAATATAGGAGATGATATTAGTGATGAATACATTACTGATAGTAGTATCTTCAAGAAATTAGTAACTGGAGAAGAAATCACTGTTGAGAAGAAACACGAGCAACCTTATAAAATAAGAAATACTGCTACTATTATATTTGCAACTAACAACTTACCTAATATGCAAGATAAATCAAATGGTATGGTAAGAAGATTATGTATAATACCTTTTAATGCAATTATTCAAAAAGACCAACCTGACTTTGACCCTTTTATCTTGGATAAGTTAAAAGATGAAGATGCCAAGAGTTATATGTTGAATAAAGCATTACTTGGAATTGAAAGAGTATTTGTTAATCAAGGTTTCACTACTCCAAAGGCTGTTGAAGAGTTGATGGAAGATTATTATAGAGAAGTAAATAATGTAATAAGATATTTAGATTATGTTGATGACGATAAATTAGTTGGTAAGGTATCTAAAGATGCTTACAATGATTATGTATTTTGGTGTGCTAATCAAAGTGAAACTGCTTATAAGTTGAGAAGATTTAACACCGAGATAAGAAAGAGAACATCTCTAAAATTAGTCCAAAAGAAAAAGAACGGAGATGTCTTACAAGTGTGGACTAAATAAAGTGTAAAGTAAACTTTGACCCATTGACAAAAAACAATATATATGATATAATATAATTAGATAAGTAAAGTAGTAGTAGTACTTATCAAGAAAGAGGTGTCATATGAAAAGGAAGAAATATCGTTTAAGACAATGGGTTAAAGATTTACTACTAACAATTATTATAGGAGTTGTACTTGGAGTCATACTCATATTTGCATTAAAAGAATATAGTAAGACTGCAAGACAATGTGATGAGTATTATGGTCATATATGCTCTATCTATGAAGTTGACCAATATGGAAAAGGAATTAGGAGGTAAGAAAATGAACTTAAAAAGAATTAGAGAATTAACTTTAGAAATTGAAAAGTTAAACAAAGAATTACAAATGGAAAAGGATTTAGCACTTGAAAGTTTTAGAGGAATGAGTGAAGAAGATATTGCATTATGTGAAAATAAAATCGAGAAAGATGGAATTGCAATACAATATTTTCCAAAATCAGTTAGTAGAACTGTTGATACTGCTAAATTAAAAGAAGATGGCTTATACGAAAAGTATTCTAAAGAAGTTAATAAAACTGATTATATCAAAGTATCAGTAAAGCCAATAGATTAGGAGGAATAGTAAATGTTTAATCAAGTTATTTTAGTTGGAAGAGTTAAAGAAATATATGACGACCATATTGATTTAAGGGTTAAATTAGACCCTGTTGATAAAGACAAGGAAATGATTATTCCAGTTCAAATGAGTGAAGTTTTGATAGCCCACTTGTTATTAGACAATGTATGTGGAATTAAAGGAAGAATAGTTATGGAAGATACTATGAAGATAGTATGTGATAAGTTAACTATCCTAGATGCAAGGGGGAAATCTAATGAGGGAAATTAAAAATATTGGAGAGTTTATGGAAGTTGCCGAAAGTCTTGAATATAGATTTGCTAAAACTTATGCCAAGACTAATCCACACGAGTATTGTTATGGATACGATACTGAAACAATAGAAACTATCCAAGCATTAAATAAGTTTATTCAAGAAAATGGAGAAAAGGAAATGTTTTATAGAACCGAATTCGATGTGTTGTTTGCTGGGGAATACAAATATTGGAGTATGGACTATTGGGCTAACACAAGAATATTAAATCGAAATTGGGATAGAAAAAATGAAGATGGTTCGTTAGATAAATCAAGAACTGAAGAAAGGAAAAGTATTTAAGGAAATTATATGAAAACTATAAAAGTTACGAAACCAAAAGTGGTTATGAGATTATTTTGGGAGAGCCAAGATTTAAGATACGATAAGGAAGATAGAAAGAGGTACACCAAGATAAAACGAGTTGTTAACAAAATACCAGTTGGTACATTTAAGAAGATAATTTTAAATGATAGGGGTTATGACTTTTATAGGGGGTTTTGTTATAGTCAAGAAATTAAGGAAGTCTTGACTGATATTGAGTATGACATCTTACAGGCTGTAATTGATAACATTAAAATAGGTTATTATAATGGAGGAAACTATGAAGATAAAGAAGAAATACATAGCAAAAAGAGAAAATGGGGAATATTGCATAGATAAACTAGTTAATAAAAATAGAAGGACTGGAGAAATAAAGCAAATAACATTTTACTCTTGTCCTAATATGAAGCCTAATGGTGCTATTAAGTTCTACGAAGATGAAAAGAAATGGCTAGAAGAAAATTGCAACGAGAAGTTAGAATGGATAGATTACGATGCCTAAAAGAGGAGAGTTAAAGTTTCATAAGTGTTGTATTTGCCATATCACGATGGCTTACAAGCCACATAGGTTGGTATGGCAAGAGTACAACCTACACAAGACATTATTTCAAAATCAACATAATTTTGACTTTTGTAATGAATGTTTTAGAAAGTTCATAAATTGGATAGATAAAAATAAGGAGGTAAAATAATATGATGGACTGGAAAGAAGTTTTTAAAGATTATCCTAGAGATATGACAATAGGTGCTTTTATTGGAATGATAGAATGTACTAGAGCACTTACTCTATTTGCTGAAAATATGGAGAAAGAAGAGTTTATTGCTACATTAAAGAAAACATTAAAACACCTAGAGAAAGACTTGGAGGAAATGAAAAATGAGAAAGGAACTATATAAGTATCAAC